GGTATACCGGTTTAACTGTCCGAACTGCCAGAGCAGACTTGAGGGCGAGAGCAAAGAATTTGAGGATATCGGCGGAAAGATTAGCAAATTCTTTTGCCCGGTATGCAAGAAAGATCGCTACATTACCTGGTCTGATCTTAGGAAGAAGACGGTGTATGAGGGTGAGAATACGCAATAATTACAACTCCCTTTATGAAAGGAGAGTGACTACTATGTCTAATTTAAAGAACGTTATCATTTATTTGTTGTCGGTATTGATCGCTTTTGAAAGTGGGGTATTACTTTTTATAGTAGGGATGTTTACCGTAACAAATGATCTTAAAAACGAACAAAGAAATCGAAGAGTTAGTTACAAATCTTATCGTAACAAAGATTGAGCCAGCAATGGCTCTTTCTTTTTATCCTAGGTTAGATACCGTACGTAGGTTACCGTAAAACATGCTATTTTGATATTTGAGAAATTGCCTGGTGGTAATTTTTAGAAAAACTTTTTGGAAGGAGGAGTAGAAGTGAGCTTAGTGATTGGATTACTGATCGGAATAATGGTTGGGGTGTTACTGTCACGATTTATATTTAGAGAAAAGCCAGTAGGTTCGCTTAGGGTCGATGAATCAGATCCAGATAGCGGACCTTATTTATTTCTTGAATTAGATCGATCTGGCGCAGATGCAATTTACAAGCAGCGTTACGTACGTCTGCGAGTGGAGCTTAAAAATTATATTTCGCACAAATAACACTCTCTATTATGGAATGAACCTAATAATTATTTGAAAGGAGAACGAAATGGAAGAGAAAAACGTTGATGAATTATTAAGTGAGGAGATTGCAGCACAGATTAAGGCTTTATCTGATTTGCAGTCCGGAAGCAAAGAGAAATCAACAGCGATTGATGATCTGACGAAGCTTTATAAGCTGAGAATCGAAGAGAACAAGAGCGTGTGGGATGCTGATGAGAAGTACAATCGGCGTATGATGGACGGAGAGTCCGTTACGAAAGATAATGACTTCAAAGAACGGCAAATCGCAGAGCAGGTTAAGGATCGATATTTCAGAGTTGGTATTGCAGCGGCAGAATTATTGATTCCGTTGATGTGTTACGGCATCTGGATGAATAAAGGATTTAAGTTTGAAGAAACTGGAACCTTCACATCTTCAACATTCAAAGGGTTAATCAACCGTTTTAGACCTACGAAGAAGTAGAGAGGAAATTCTGAAACGTTGGGGACGTGTGTAATGCATGTCCTCTTCGTTTTTCTCGTGAAAAATGCAAGGGCTATTATGAGAGAATAAAGCTTTATCTCTTGAACTACAGACAACAGCTTGTATACTATATGTATAGGAGCTGGACAGTACGAAAGGAGATATTTAGCTATGAGTATTTTTAACGAGGAGCAGATTAAAGCAATGTTCAGCAGAGAGTATATCTGTCATGAGTGTGGGCATTTAATGGAGTTCGAGGATGAGTGGGAAGATACACTGGTGTGTCCCCACTGCGGCCACAGTATGGATTTAGATGATTACGGCCGTGAAGGCAATGAAGAATATGAGAACTTATACCCAACCAGAGAAGAAGTATTGGGCATTGCAAATGATGATTCCGAGGAAGATTCAGACGATTAAAAACATAAGCTAAGTAGGAGAGGGTCTTAGAGAAATCTAAGGCTCTTTTCTTTTTGCTATGAGGAGATAGAAATGCGGTATCATTACCAAAAGCCAGACATCTATTTATCGATGTATGGTGAGCTTTATATTTGTAATCATCCTGTATATGATCGCTGCACATTATTCACGATAGGCGATAAAGGGCTGGCGGTGATCCAACAGCGATTTAGTGCCGATACAAAAAGTACATATTGGACAGAGGTCGATTCATGGCTGACAGACTCTTTATATTTACATCCAAAATTTAAGGAATATTTCGACAGCCGATCCGGAGAGTGTACGGACGGATTATATCCAACTGTCACTATAAGACAAATAATGTGGGCGTTAAAAATGAAACCAATACAGCGCCAACGATGGGAAACTTGCTTTGACCGGCGAGATATTTAGCGATTTTTACAATTCCTTTTATGGAGAAAGGAGTGTGATAGATATGGATAAATATGAAGAAGCGGTTCGTATAGTGAATAACTACATTCGTGGATTGAAAGAGTGTTATGAAAATGCGTGCGATATTGTTGGTGATAAATCAAAAACACCAGCAGTAAGAGCAAAACACGCTCGAAATGCTGAGGAATTTTATACACTATACAATGAAGTGAACTGTATATTACAGGATATTATTTCACTTGATGAATCAAAAGAGGAGTCCTAACAAGGGCTCTTTCTTTTTTTCGCTAAAATCGCAGTTTCTTTTATGAAAAACTGAGGCTTTGAAAGGAGTAAAAGGAGCATGGATGAAATGAGAATAGTATCGAAATTCACAAGAGGAATCATTTCTAAAGCAATAAAGATGGTAATACGCAAGAAGACTGGATACAACATTGATATTCTGTTGAACGAGGCTATTACTACTGTAAACGATGGGAAGACTCATCTTCACTTGGATGTAGATGCAGAACTCGATAAAGATGAGCTGATGAGCATCTTAAAGAGCGTTGGTTTAAATTAACTGAGAGGGGCGCATACAACGCCTCTTTTCTTTTACTTCGCAAAATTTACAAGGCATATTATGAGAGACAGTAGCTCAGTTGGGAGAGCGCGAGACGATCAAAGTCCCGAAGTCGATGGTTCGAGTCCATCCTGTTTCTCTTTTATTTTTTGCAAAAAGGAGAGAGCAGATGTCTATCGAACAACTTGACTTATTGTTATGCGATACGTATCAGATGGATGCGTGGTTTCCATTAGGTTGGAAATGGAAGAAAGAGCTTGAAAAATCGAGCTATTCGGTATGGGCTATTGATGAGTTGAAAAGATACATCGTCGGTAGACTTTATCCAAAGAAATCTGGATCGGTTGAAGATTTCATCACATTTGTTGGTGACTTCCGGCGAATAATGAATCAGTTTTCAAAAATCAATCCGGATAACAATTTTATGTTTTCAGTAGCAGCGGACATATCCACAGATGTCCTGGATTTATTACATGCTATGAAATAAAAACGAAAGGAGAACATGATGAAGAAACCAAATCTTCAAAGACTCGCTCAGAGGTCGAAAATCTATCTGAGAAAAGCATCACCGACAATATTGTCTGGTCTTGGTGCGGCTGGGGTTATCGTAACGTCGGTATTAGCTGTACGTGCGACACCAAAAGCTCTTCGTAAAATCAGAGCGGATAGTAAGACAAATCACGACGGTGATCCAGAGGCTTATAGCAAACTTGAAGCTGTTAAATCAGCATGGGTCTGCTATATTCCGGCAGCAATTAGCGGTACGGCAACGATATTCTGCATCTTCGGTGCCAATGTGTTGAGTAAACGCCAACAGGCAGCACTTACCAGCGCTTATGCGTTGCTGAATGATTCCTATAACAACTATAAGGATAAGCTAAAGGAATTGTACGGCGAAGAGGCTCACCAGAAGATAGTTGATGCTATCGCAGCGGAAAAGGCTAAGGACGTGTATATTACTTCAACTGGATTAGTTAGAAACAGTTCACTTGATTTTGATGAGCATGATCCGAATGACGAAAGGTTATTCTACGATGCCTATTCCAATCGATATTTCGAAAGTTCCATCAACAGAGTTATTCAGGCGGAATATCATTTGAACCGTGATTTTGTCATCAGCGGATATTTACCGGCGAATCATTTTTATCAACTGCTTGGTCTTGAGCCTTTAGAAGGAGGAGATACGGTTGGATGGAGTATTGATACAGGAATATACTGGATCGATTTTAACCATTCCAAAGTAACACTGGATGATGGACTTGAAGTATTGGTTATCGATATGGATTGGGTTCCGGATGCCGGCTGGGATTCTGAATAAATCTGGTCATTCGCAGAAATTACAAGCTGTATTATGAAAGGAGAGTGTCATTATGAGCAATAAAAGTAAATGGATTAAGGCTATTGGAGTAGCAGCAACCGTGATTGGTGTAGGCGTAAACCTTATTACCGATTGGGTGAATGAACAGAAAATGGACGAGAAAATTGAAGAAAAGGTCAGTGAAGCACTTGCCAGGAGAGACAAAGATGAAGCGGAGGAGTCCTAACAAGGCTCTTTCGCTTTTTCTTTTGGAGGAGACAAATGGAATCGCCGACTGAAAGAGCCATTTATACTGTACGTTATGCTATCGCAACAATGCCCGTGGTTCAGCGTGGATATAACTTTGAGCAGGCGAGTTATATGAGATGGGCTGGAAGAGAAGTGTTAATACGACTCTGCAAACACCCAGAGATACCACCGCTGATCGTGATTGAATCATTTCGAGATGAATGTGATTCATATTCATGTGTGAATCCACGAACAAGTTATGTCTTTTCTTGTGCGAAAGATATGCTTGAGTGGATTATTGACCTGCTAATTTCGTAGTTACCAAATAAAAATTTTATATTCTGAAAGGAGAACGTACTATGTGTACAAGAGAAATGACATTAGGAGAAGAAATTATCAACTTAACCAAAAGAGGCATCGATGTTCCGACGGTAGAGAGGATGTATAGAAAGTACATCGATCTTGACGAAAAGGGAAAATCAGAGGGTTGTTATGCGATTGATTTGGGACCGTTATTTCCGACATTTGATATTGGCGATACAGTTCGCTATTGCAGAGCTGATGTTGAGGCGACCTTGAATTTATTTAGAGATACGGTACATAATCCGTATTCTATCCTTCCAGCAGACATTAAAGTTGGCGATAAAATGATGGTTCCTTTAGGAAAGCTCGGAAACTTTACAGCAACAGTTCAGAAAGTTACGAACAATAAGGTGCTATTCATTTTCGACGATTATGTTGCCAAACGCCCGATGAATGAAGATGGTGGCAATGCTGGCGGATATTCTCAGTCCGATCTGAAAAAGTGGATCGATAGCGAGCTGTACAATATGTTCCCTGCGGTTCTTAAGCAGAGAATGACCGGTTTATCAATCCCGACTCTCGGAGAGATTTGTGGCTGGGCCGATAAATGGGATCGAGATCACATCGAAGCGGATGGCGATGAGCAGCTTCCTCTTATGAAACAGAGAAGAAACCGCGTTGCTTATTACAAAAACGATTGTGAGTTCGGCTGGCTCCGCAATGCTACTAAAAAGGAATTTTCTTCGGCTGGCTTTGCCAGTGTGAACTACAATGGCGATACGAACTGCGACAACGCTTCGGACTCTAATGGAGTTCGTCCGGAATTCTGGTTGGTTAGATAAATCGCGGGGCCTTGTGCCCCGTTTATATTTTATGGAGGATAGACTGAAATGCGGAAACCTAATTTGACTAAGATCTGTAGAAGTGTAAAAACAGCTACAGTAAAACATAGTCCTGAAATCCTCACAGGAGTTGGAATTGCTGGAATGGTTACGACTACCGTAATGGCTGTACGAGCTACTCCTAAAGCAATCCAATTATTGGATGAGGAAAAGCGACGTCAGCACGCAAATAAACTGGAGCCGATGGATGTCGTTAAAACTGCTTGGAAATGCTATATTCCAGCGGCAGTTACTGGAACAGTATCAGTAGCTTGTCTTATCGGAGCAAGTTCTGTTAATGCCAGAAGAAATGCAGCACTGACAGCAGCGTATACCATTTCTGAATCGACATTGAGAGATTATCAGAAAAAAGTGGTAGAAACAATCGGCGAGAAAAAGGAACAGACTGTGAGGGATGCCGTTGCTAAGGAACGTCTTGAGAAAAATCCAGTTGAAAACAAAGAAGTTATCGTCACAGCAAAAGGCGATACCTTATGTTTCGATGCTGTATCCGGAAGATATTTTAAATCGGACATCGACAAATTAAAAAAGGCTGAGAATGAATTAAATCGTCAAATGCGAGATGAAATGTATATTTCACTTAATGATTTCTATTATGAGGTCGGATTAGAGCCTATTAAGCTTGGCGATGATCTTGGCTGGAATATTGATAATGGATATATCGATCTGAGATTTAGTTCCCAGCTTGCTACGGATGGAACACCTTGTCTGGTTATTGATTATGGCTATGGTCCGAGGTATGACTTCCGTGGCTTAATGTAAGGTTCGCAGAATTTACAAACACTATTATGGAAGAACCACATATTTCAAATCTGAAAGGAGAACATATTATGGAGAACAACGAAATCATGAACAACAACGAAGAGGTTATCGAAACAACTACTGAGGAGATCGTGAAGGCGGCTTCTAACGGCGGTATGAAGAAAGCAACAACTATCGGATTGGCTATGATTGCAGGTGCATTAACCTACAAATTCGTAGTCGTTCCGGCAGCAGCAAAATTCAAGAACTGGCGTGAGAATCGTAAGACGGTTGTAACTCAGCCGAATAGCGATATCGTCGACGGAGAGTTTACGGATATCGATGAAGAGACAGAAGAGGATTCTGAATAAGAATTGAATCGATGATTCAGACAGAGGGAGAGTACCTATAACAGGGTGCTTTCCCTTTTGCTTTTTAAGGGAGGTGTCCTATGAATCAGTATATGTATGATGGACCGGTTATGGAGTTTGATACCTGCGTTGCGAATAGATGGCAGGGTTCTACATACGCGGCATCCGAAAAGAAAGCCAGGAGTAATCTGGTGTATCAGTTTAAGAAGAAAACAAACCGTATTCCAAGTACGAGGATAACCCTCCCTGGAAAAGTGGTAACGGTTAATTGAAAGGAGATTTAGAGATGGAGGAATACAAATCCAATTCCCATAAATCACGACAGAATCAGAATGATGATATTCCGGAGAAAAGAGTTGAAAAGGTTGTCAGTGGTTCTGTCAAATCGAAGAAAAAGAATGGTCTTCAGAAGATTACAAACGTATTTGTCCCGGAAGATGTAGACGATGTAAAAAGCTATATTTTTGAAGACATCGTGGTTCCGGCCGTAAAAGACATTATCTTGGATGCTGTCAGAGCATTCCTTGGTGTTAGCGGAAACTCAAGGGGCGGGAGATCGTCAACGTCATCCAAGATTTCTTACCGTAAGTATTATGACGATCGGGATCGACGAGATTCGGGAAACGTATCAAGAACACGAACTGGATACGATTACGATGATATCATTCTGGAATCTCGTGGCGAAGCAGAAGATGTCCTGGAAAGAATGGACGAGCTTATTGCTACATACCAGGTAGTTAGTGTCGCTGACTTCTATGATCTGGTTGGTGTTTCTGGCAACTATACAGACAATAAATACGGTTGGACCGATATTCGGAATGCATCTGTAATTCGTGTAAGAGACGGATACATGATTAAACTTCCGAAGGCATTACCGTTGAACTAGGAGGGATATTTATGTACGAATCAGATGATAAAATGGTGTCTCATCCGAGCCATTATCAGTCAGAAACAGGTTTGGAAGTGATCGATGTTATTGAGGCATTCACTTTCGATTTAAAAGGTATCGAAGCGACCGATACTGGTAACATTATCAAGTATGCGTGCCGCTGGAAAAATAAAAACGGCATTCAGGATTTGAAAAAGATCATGTGGTACACGCAGCACTTGATCGATCATTTAGAGAAGAAAGAAAAAATTGAAGAGGAGAATAACTGATATGAAGAAAGAAGAAATCATTAAGAACGTTTCCACGACCTTCAGCAAAGTAAGTGTGAAACTTAAGAAGCATAGCCCTGAGATTCTGGTAGTGGCTGGTGTTGTTGGCACTGTTGCAAGTGCTGTTATGGCTTGCCATGCAACAACTAAGTTGGACAGCGTATTGGAGAAGTCCAAGAAAGATATTGATGCCATTCATAAATGTGCTGAAAATGAGGAACTGGCGGCGGAGTATTCTAAGGACGACGCAAAGAAAGATTTGACTATCGTTTATGTACAGGCTGGTGTAAAAGTCGCTAAGCTCTATGCTCCTGCTGTTGCTCTTGGAACATTATCTATCGCAAGTATTGTTGCATCTCACAATATTCTCAAGAAGAGAAATGTAGCACTGGCAGCCGCTTATGCAACTGTGGATAAGACTTTCAAGGAGTACAGAAATCGGGTGGTTGAGCGCTTTGGCGCGGAGGTTGATAAAGAACTTCGCTACAACATCAAAGCAAAGAAATTTGAGGAAACTGTAACTGATCCAGACAGTGGTAAAGAGAAAAAGGTGAAGTCTACCGTAGATGTAGCAGCACCTTCTACGAACGATTATGCCCGTTTCTTTGACGATACTTGTGAGGCGTACGAATCCAATATGGATTACAACCTTATGTATCTGCGTTCTCAGCAGAATCTGGCAAACGACAAACTCAAGGCTAATGGATATTTATTCCTTAGCGATGTATACGATCAGCTCGGTATTAAGCGTACTAAGATGAGCCAGACTGTTGGTTGGATTTATAAACCGGAGGGAAATGAAAACGGCGACAACTTCGTTGATTTCGGTATTCTGGAAACCAACCGTGAAACTGAGGATGGCGGTTACGAGAAAGCTATTCTTATGGAGTTCAATGTAGACGGACCGATTCTCGATCTGATCTAATTTTGTGAGGAGGATACATATGCGAAATTGTATTCGTATGGTAATCCTTCCTACTCTTTGCGTATTTGCGATTATTTGCACAGGTTTTGTCTGCTCAGCAGAACGGGTAAATCAGTACGAGTATATCGAAATGCAGCCGACTTTAAAAGCTGAACCTATTGATCCTATTGTAATTATTTCTGAGCAACCCTTAGAGGAAACGGTGTCGGCAGTTGAAATCGAAGAGTATGTGGAGGATACGCTATTGCCGCAGGAAGATATTGAGCTAATCGCTCTTGTAACTATGGCAGAAGCTGAGGGCGAATGCGAGGAAGGAAAACGATTAGTGATCGACACCATCTTAAATCGTGTAGATTCTGTATATTTCCCGGATACAGTGCATGGCGTTATATATCAGGCAAATCAGTTTTCATCCATGTGGAATGGGAGAGTCGATAAGTGTTTTGTGGACGATGATATTTGCCAATTAGTTGAAGAGGAACTGCAATCCAGAACCAATGTGGATACGATATTCTTCACTGCTGGCGGATATGGAAAATACGGAACACCAATGTTTCAAGTAGGTAATCATTATTTTTCAAGTTATGAATAGAAAGGAGTCCTAAACTATGACAGGTTTCATGGGATTAACATTTTCAGCATTTGCTGGCATTTGCTTTGTTGGTGGTCTAGCCGTTCTTATGGGCGGAAAGGAGCATCACTGATGGATGGCATTGGAAATTTTATATCCATGATGGATTACATACTGGATACTAAGAGAAAAAGACATATCACAGGAGGCATTCTGTTGAGTGCCTCTTTACTTTTTGGTGGGCTTGCTCTCACTGTTATGACAATTCAGAACGAGGAGGACGAAGATGAGTAATAAAGCTCTGTTTTCTTTGGCATTTATCATCGGCACTGTGACTGGTTCGATAGTGACATGGTATCTGCTTAAAGATAAATACGAAGCTCTTGCGCAGGAAGAAATTGACTCTGTAAAGGAGGTTTTCTCAAGACGTGAGCAGGAATTAAAAGATCAGTCTGTAAAAAAGACTGTTGCTGAAGGTATTAAAGATGCAGACAAAGAAAAACCGGATCTCAAAGAGTATGTAAGACGATTAGAAAAAGAAGGGTATACCAGATATTCCGATTTTGGGTCGGATGAGGAAGAAAAGCCTGTTTCTGAAGCCGGTCCGTATGTGATTCCGCCGGAGCAATTTGGCGATAATGAAGAGCATGAACAGATTAGTCTTACCTACTATGCAGATGGTGTGTTGGCTGATGAAAATGATGAAGTAATTGAGGATGTGGAAGATGCTGTTGGAATTGATTCTTTGAATCATTTTGGAGAGTATGAGGATGACTCAGTCTTTGTTCGTAACGATGCAAGAAAGTGCGATTACGAAATTCTCCTTGATCAGAGGACCTATTCTGAAGTAGTAGAAGATATGCCGCATCAGATGGAGGTATGATGACACGGGATGAGCTGAACAATGCATATTTTGACTGGATGTACCAGCTCGTATGTGACGATGAATATTCGCGAGGTTTGTCGTATCGTAAGCTGTTATCTTTGCTTCACGATACAGATTTCACGTATACGATTACTCTTGATGGCAACCGCTATGACGATGGAATTGATCTTCGATATAGATTCGGAAACGAGCAAGGATACCGGGATAATATGATTGCAAGTTATTTGGATAATCGTCCGTGCAGTGTTTTAGAAATGATTATTGCCCTTGCTATACGCTTAGAAGAGCACATCATGGATGATCCGGACATCGGTAACCGAACCGGTCAGTGGTTTTGGGATATGATTGTGAGTCTTGGTTTAGGTTCTATGGATGATTCCAAATTTGACAAGGCTTATGCCATCGATGTTATTCGGCGATTCCTTAATCGTGACTACGAACGGGATGGCAAGGGTGGTTTATTCACAATCGAGCATTGCAGATATGACATGAGAGATATTGAGATCTGGTATCAAGCTAACTGGTATCTCGACAATGTCAGATAGGAGGACGTTATGAGCCATAGCGAAGTATATAAGTGGTTCGAGTTATATTTTCCTCAGTATGCTGGGGATAAAGTGGAGAGCTGGTTCCAGAACGGAAAGAACAGTATTCGCATCCGTCAGAAGAACCATCAGGAATTTATATTTACATTCAACAATGAAGGAAATTGGCGGTTTGAGACTGTTGAAAGCTTCATGAATGGATTAAAAGGAGGTAAGAAATAATGGGTGAAATGCTTACTTATATTTTCAGCAGTTTACGGTCATCGGAAAAAAGACTGGATGTTGTCACAAGGGCAGTCAGTAAACAGCGGAGCTTCAATAAACAGATTACAATCTTTGCTGCCTTGACAACTGCAAATCTGGTTGTTATGAAAATCGAGCAGAAGGATCAGGCATTGCGCATCAGAAAACTGGAAAAGGAAATTGAGGAACTTAAGCGTCCGGAAGGAGAGTAAAAAATGCGATGATCGACTTTATGGTGATTTCAACACGTTCAACGAAACGTGGAGTAATAGAAATCTATCCAAAGTTCATTATTAAAAAAAGCACTGATCTAATGATTCGAGGTGGTGATTTCTATGCTATCTGGATTGAGGAACGTGGTTTATGGTCTACGGACGAGCAAGATGCCTTGCAGCTCATTGACCGCGAACTGGATAGATATGCTGAGGAGAACCGCCAGCGTTTTAACTCCGATATTAAAGTCCTGCATATGTGGGATGCCGAGTCGGGTATGATCGACTCATGGCATAAGTATTGTCAGAAACAGATGAGGGACAGCTTTCATACGTTGGACGACAAACTTATATTTTCCAATACAGAAACTAATAAAAAAGACTACGCCAGCAAAAAGTTGAATTACCCGCTTGAAGCTGGCGATTTGTCTGCCTATGAGAAATTGATGTCTACTTTATATTCAGAAGAAGAGCGGACAAAAATTGAATGGGCTATAGGGTCAATCGTATCTGGAGAATCCAAAAAACTGCAAAAATTTATGGTTTTATACGGAGCTGCTGGAACAGGTAAATCCACAGTTCTTAACATTATTCAGCAGCTTTTCGACGGATACTATTCTGTATTTGACGCAAAAGCACTTGGATCTTCCAGCAATTCATTTGCATTGGAAGCATTTAAAACAAACCCTCTGGTTGCTATTCAACACGATGGCGATTTGTCGAGAATTGAGGACAACACTAGATTAAACAGTTTAGTATCTCATGAGTTGATGACTGTGAATGAAAAATTCAAATCCACATACTCAAACCGGTTCAAATGTTTCCTGTTTATGGGAACGAATAAGCCGGTCAAGATTACAGATGCGAAGTCTGGTCTGATTCGAAGACTGATCGATGTATCGCCGTCTGGAAATAAGCTGAATCCAAAAGAGTACAAAACGATTGTGAAGCAGGTAGAATTCGAGTTGGGAGCTATCGCTTATCATTGCCAGGAAGTATATTTGAGCAATCCCGGTCGTTATGACGATTATATTCCGATCACGATGCTTGGAGCATCTAATGATTTTTACAACTTTATCATCGATTCGTACCATGTATTTAAGAAAGAAAACGGGACAACTCTGAAAGCTGCATGGGAGATGTACAAAACTTACTGTGACGATGCCAAGGTTGGATTCCCGTTCTCGCAGAGGATATTTAAAGAGGAACTTAAAAACTATTTTCATGATTTTCAGGAACGGTTCAATCTGGATGATGGAACCCGTGTTAGAAGTTATTACATTGGGTTCAGAACAGAAAAATTTGAAGAGGAGACTGTAGAGGAAAAGCCGGAAGTAGTCAAACCGGCACTGATCCAATTCGATAGCACTGAATCTATATTTGATGATGTGTGTTCAGAATGCCCCGCGCAGTATGCTTCGGAAAACGAAACACCTCAGAAAAAATGGGATTCTGTTCGCACGAAATTATCTGGAATTGATACAAAAAAACTCCATTATGTGAAAGTTCCAGAGAATCATATTGTGATCGACTTTGACATTCCAGACGAATCTGGAAACAAGTCATTTGAAAAGAATTTAGCAGAAGCAAGCAAGTGGCCTCCGACCTATGCTGAGCTTAGTAAATCTGGACAAGGTATACATCTTCATTATATTTATACCGGCGATCCGACACAGCTTAGCAGAGTGTATGACGACCATGTTGAAGTTAAGGTGTTCACGGGCAAAAGCTCTTTGCGGCGTATGCTGTCAAAGTGTAACCATTTGCCTATCGCAACAATTAGCTCCGGTTTACCGCTGAAAGGAGAACAAAAAATGGTAAATTTTGAAGCGATTAAGAGCGAGAAAGGGCTTAGAACACTGATTAAACGGAATCTTAATAAAGAGATACATCCGGGAACTAAGCCCAGTATCGATTTTATCTACAAGATACTGGAAGATGCGTATGGAAGCGATTTGAAGTACGACGTAACAGACATGCGCAATGCAGTATTAGCATTTGCAGCAAATAGCACTCATCAGGCAGATTACTGTATTAAGTTGGTCAACAAAATGCAGTTTAAATCCGCAGATCCGTCCACAGCGGTTAAAAATGATGACGCAAAGCTGGTATTCTATGATATTGAGGTTTTTCCAAACTTATTCCTTGTAAACTGGAAAATCGAGGGCGAGGGAAAGCCTGTTGTAAGAATGATCAACCCGTCTCCGAGTGAGATCGAGGAGCTGATGCGGTTCAGACTGGTTGGCTTCAACTGTCGGAGATATGATAACCATATTCTGTATGCAAGGTTAATGGGTTATACAAACGAACAGCTCTATAACCTTTCGCAGAAAATCATTAACGGAAGTCCAAACTGTTTCTTTGGAGAGGCATATAACGTATCCTATACGGATGTGTACGATTTCGCTTCGGCTGGTAATAAGAAGAGTCTTAAGAAATTGGAAATCGAGATGGGAAACCTTACCGATGACGATCTCAAGAAAAAAGGATTCTCCGATGAAAAAATAAGAATCATCAAAGCTGGAACGCATCACCAGGAGCTTGGTCTTCCATGGGACCAACCGGTTCCGGAAGAGCTTTGGATTAAGGTCGCTGAGTATTGTGATAACGATGTTATTGCTACTGAGGCGGCCTTTAATTATCTTGAGGCTGACTGGACAGCACGACAGATTCTGGCAGATTTAGCAGAGATGACTGTTAATGATACTACAAACTCTCTTACAACCAGAATTATATTTGGAACCAACCGGAAACCACAGTCAGAATTCCATTACAGAAATCTGGCAGAGCCGGTAGAGTCGCTGGATAAAGAGAGTATGGACTTCCTTAAGGAAGCCTGCCCTAAGATGATGGAAGAACCTCACTATGGTTGGAAGTACAATGATAAGGATGAGGTTCCATTCGAAGCTCACAGCATTCTTCCATATTTTCCTGGGTATGTATTTGACCATGGAAAATCCACATATCGTGGAGAAGAAGTGGGCGAGGGCGGATTTGCTCAGGGCGTTCCTGGAATGTATGGAAATGCAGCACTTCTGGATATTTCATCAATGCATCCGCATAGTGCTATTGCTGAGGTCCTGTTTGGACCGAGATTTACGAAGGCGTTCCGCGATATTGTTGAGGGTCGTGTAAGCATTAAGCATGAGGCTTGGGATATTGTTAATACCATGCTGGATGGCAAGCTTACTCCGTATATTCAGAGAGTTATCGACGGTGAAATGACATCAAAGGATCTCGCTAACGCACTTAAGACGGCTATCAATTCAGTATATGGTCTTACATCTGCGTCCTTTGATAATCCGTTCCGTGATCCAAGAAACATCGATAACATCGTGGCAAAACGTGGAGCATTATTCATGATCGATCTTAAGAACGAGGTTCTGAAGCGTGGATTCCAGGTTGCTCATATTAAGACAGACTCTATTAAGATCCCGGATGCAACGCCGGAGATTATTCAGTTTGTTATGGATTTTGGCGAGAGATATGGATACACATTTGAACACGAGGCTACATACGATCGTATGTGTTTGGTCAACGATGCCGTATATATTGCAAAGTACAAATCAGCAGAAGAATGCCAGAAGATGTATGGTTACATACCTGGAGACAACAAAAAGAAAGGCGGAAAATGGACTGCGACAGGTACTCAGTTCCAGATTCCATATGTATTTAAGAAGCTGTTTAGCAGAGAAGAAATCGCATTTGAAGATATGTGCGAGACCAAATCTGTGAGCAGCTCTTTATATTTGGATCTGAATGAGGAGTTACCAGATGTCAGCAAGGAAGAAAAAGAATTCAGTAAGGCAGAGAGCGACTATAAGAAAGGACTCTTATCCGACACAACTTTTGAAACAACATGTCAGAAGCTTACACCATTGATCGAAAAAGGACACGACTATCACTTTATCGGAAAGGTTGGTCAGTTCTGTCCGATGAAAGATGGATATGGAGCTGGACTTCTGATGAGAGAAAAAGGCGGTCGTTACTATGCTGCAACGGGTTCCAAAGGTTATCGTTGGATGGAATCAGAAATGGTCAAAGAACTTGGCAAAGAAGATGGCATTGACCGATCCTACTACGACAAGCTGGTTGACGAGGCTGTAAAAACTATTTCGCAGTACGGTGACTTCGAGTGGTTCGTGTCTGATGATCCGTATATTCCAGAGCTTGGTGCAAATGACGCCGATGTTGATTGTGTTGTTCCATGGGCGATGCCGTGCGGAGAGGATAAATATCGGACATGCTTCGACTGTCCGCATTTCAACAAAGATAACTTCCATATGGACTGTGACCTTGATTATGATATTTCAGATATTGTGATGAAGCACGCAATGAATCCACCGGAAAATTAAAAAAAAAATAAAGGAGAATTTAATCATGGCAAGAGCAAATGTAAATGAGCTGATTATTGAAAATGCTCGTATTATGTTCAGAAATTTCAGAGGAGAGGAGACTAAGTACAACAGAGCTGGTAACCGTAATTTCTGTGTTGTGATCCCGGATGCAGACCAGGCACAGAAGCTCGGCGAAGACGGATGGAATGTAAGAATCCTTCCACCGAGAGATGAAGATGAAGAACCTCTTCACTATATTCAGGTAGCTGTTCGGTTCGATAATATTCCGCCGAATGTATATATGGTTACCAGAAGAGCTAAAACAAAGCTGGATGAGGAGTCTGTATCTTCTCTTGACTATGCTGAGATCAGAAATGTTGATCTGGTCATCAGCCCGTCAAAGTGGGAAGTAAACGGAAAATCCGGTATCAAGGCATATCTGAAGACCATGTATGTCACGATTGAAGAGGATGTGTTTGCTGAGAAATATGCGGATGAAGAGGAGCCTCCGTTCGCATAAATCATATTTTGAGGGTGTCGGTGTCAAAGCCGGCACTCTTACTTTATGAAAGGAGAAAAATTATGTTTTGGAATAAGAAAAAACCGAAGTCGAAACCACAGATCAAGACTACGGTACCTAAAGCATTCAAAGCAAAAGAACCGCCACCTAAGTGGCAACCAACTTTCGGTGAAACGAAAAAGAAGGATGAGAAACCACCGGAAGTAACTACGAAATCTGAATCGAAAATTGACTGGGAGAATAAATTCTTAAAATCTTTTCAGAAACTTACATACAGACATCGAGCATGGGATGTGTGGAGAGATTATATTTTACTTCATGCGTGTTCAATCTCGAATGTTTTAGACCAAAAAAACTACGACCAAAGAGAGAAGCGATATCTTAAAATTATTCGTCAGTATTCAAAAGAAGAGCAAGCTATATTTCCAGAATTAGCAGCGTACACAACTATGGCACTGGATCAGAACCAGGAGCAGGATTTTCTCGGAAAAATGTTTATGCGGTTGGATCTTGGAAATCGTTCGGCCGGTCAATTCTTCACGCCATATCATGTGTGCGAACTTATGGCTGAAGTGGTAGCGACTAATGCTTTAGAAAAAATAGAGCAGTATGGTTATATTTCGATTAACGATCCATGCTGCGGTTCTGGAGCAACTTTGATTGCTGGTGTGCATGTGATACGAAAGCAGCTTGACCATTGCGATCCACCGAGGAACTACCAGAATCATATTTTAGTAGTTGCACAAGACGTTGATGAGATTGTTGGTCTGATGTGTTATATCCAAATCTCGCTTCTTGGATTGGCTGGATTTATAAAAATAGGTAACTCAATAACTGACCCAATGTCTACGGACGATTCATCTGAAAAATATTGGTATACACCTATGTATTTCTCAGATGTATGGAGTACAAGAAGAATGCTCCGTCGGATTAACAAGTTATTTGGAAAGGGTGATGATGAATGAAGAAAAGATATTCTATTCCAAAAGAGCAGTGTACATGCGGCATCAGCGAGCTTTATGACAACGTTGCTAAAATCCTTGGGATTTCGGATGTAAGCAAAGCTGTATACGATTGCCGTAAATTATCTATCACTAAAAAAGTGCTGGACTGCCTATATAAGTTCTATCATTCAGAGAATCAGAGCGATGAAACCATAACAACCTGTATGCTCTTGTATGGTCCAAAAGCAGATCTGGATGGTGATGGCTACGAAGTCGAGGTAGAAGATGGATTCGTCACGAAAGGTGTGTAATGGCTGGCGTAGAATTACGGGACTATCAGGAAGATGCTGTACGGCAAATGCGAAACGGCTGCATACTTTGTGGCGGTGTTGGTAGTGGAAAATCCAGAACTTCGCTGGCCTACTATTATGTTCGAAACGGTGGAGAACTTGGAACGGATGAGTATGTTCCTATGGATGATGTGAACATTAAGGATTTGTACATAATCACAACTGCCAGAAAACGGGATACATTTGAATGGGAAGAAGAACTCTCACCGTTTCTATTATCAACGGATAAAGAAGAGAATTTGTATACCAATAAGGTTGTGATTGATTCCTGGAACAACATCAAGAAGTATGCGGATGTTAAAGATGCTTTCTTTATCTTCGATGAGCAGCGTGTCATAGGCGCTGGAACATGGGTTAAAGCATTCTTGAAAATCGCCAAGGTAAATGAGTGGATATTACTATCCGCAACTCCTGGTGATACGTGGCAGGATTATATTCCGGTGTTTGTGGCTAACGGATTTTATAAAAACCGAAGCGAATTTACAAGAGAGCATATAGTCTATAGTCGATTCAGCAAATTTCCTAAAGTTGACCGATATTTGAATACTGGTAGATTGATTCGATTGCGAAATAAAATCTTGGTGAATATGGATTTTAAGCGCCAGACAGTTTCGCACCATGAGGATATTTATGTCAAGTACAATATCGAAATGTATAAAGATGTCGGAAAAACCAGATGGGACCCGTTTAAAAAAGAACCAATTATCAATGCTGCCGGTCTGTGCTATGTGTGGAGAAAAATTGTAAATACAGATCAGTCCAGACAAATAGCTTTACTCGAAATTGTGGAGAAGCATCCGAAAGCGATTATATTCTACAATTTTGATTACGAGCTTGAACTTCTGAAAGAGATATTTTCTGGATACGAAGTTGGAGAGTGGAACGGCCACAAACATCAGCCAGTACCGACTAGCGATACATGGGTATATTTAGTTCAGTACAATGCCGGGGCTGAAGGATGGAACTGTATTACGACGGACACGATTATATTCTATTCTCAGAATTATTCGTATAAGATCATGGCACAGTCTGCTGGTCGAATAGACAGGATGAATACACCATATACGGATCTGTATTACTACCATTTGAAATCCAGGTCTGGTATTGATCTTGCCATCAGTAAAGCATTGAAGGACAAGAAAACATTTAATGAAACGAGGTTTGTTAAGTGGAGACAATGATTTATAATCTGTGGATATTTTTAAAAATTTTATCTATCAAGTTGAAAAGTATGTCTGCGGAAGATTTTTACAGTCTGCTAATAGAGTGTGACTATCAACAAAGATTATATGCAATTTTGTTAAGATATTACATGTGAGGTGTCCAATGGAAAATATTTACAAAGAGGTTGATTTCAAAACCTATTGCAAAACCTGCGAACATAAGGATCTCGAAGAAAAATTTGATCCTTGTAATGACTGTTTGGCAGAACCGATGAACGCAAATTCGGATAAACCTATTTACTGGAAGGAGGCTGAAAATGGTAGATAGTATTTTAGTTAGTGTTGATTTTTCAAACAAAAATGACACTGGAGTAATGGTTGTGGGAAGAAAACGGATGAATCAGTCTGTAGAGATTATCAATGCTTTCCAAGGAGATGAAGCGAGAGAGCTTTATGAAAGGTTAATAACAACGAAAAAGAAGGAGGGCCAAAAGTGAGCTTTCAGTACGATCAATATTTAGCCAGACATCGAGCTAATGTGAAAAGAGGGTTCGACTGGCTTTCTGAGAATTTACCGGGACTTATGACAAATACACTCACCGCCGGGTGGAATACGGAATTTGCTCATGATCAGTCTAAGAACGAACCGGATGAGTATGAGGCATACGATGCATATTTCTATGGAAATAATCGCTCTTATGAGGTTGTACAGCGATATCAGCGAGCATGGTTACTTCATATTCACAGAAATCCACATCATTGGCAGCACTGGATTCTTATTCATGATGATATGGAAGATGGCGAACTGGAGACCGTTTTGGAAATGCCATACGATTACATCATCGAGATGATTTGCGATTGGTGGTCATTCAGTTGGCAGAGTGGAAATCTCTATGAGATATTCAAATGGTACGAGGAACATTCTAAGTATATAAAACTGGCGCAGACAACGAAAATCACAGTCGAGTATATTTTAGACAATATGAAGAAAAAGCTTCAGGCATTGCAGTATGCGGATCAATCAGTCATGCAACCTGGAGCTTGATATTTGGAGGAGCTATGAATAGAACGACAAAAATAAATATCTTAGCATATGCTTCGGAGCCGGACAAGAACTATAAGTACGAGGGTGACATCGTCGATTATAAGGGAAAAAGGTATTTCGTAAGTCTGGCAGAAGAGCGAGTGGAATTTATTGGGATTATCAAGGAGGGCGAGTAAAGATGAAAGCTATTAAAGAAAATTGGAAACTGGTACTTATTGTGGTCGCTGGGATTGTAGCGGTTATTTTTATGTGCATTTTTGGAGTACAGGGAGCACAAAACAAAGCATTTGCATTGGAGGAGCAGGTCAATGCTGCTGATTCAGATATTAAAGTGCAGGAAAAAAGACGAGTCGATCTTGTTTATAATCTTGCGGATTGTGTCAAGCAATATGATAAGCATGAGGCTGAAACTCTTACTGCTATTGTCGAGGGTAGGGAAAAAGCAACCAGTATAGAAAATGTAACCACTGCAATCGCTGCTGTTACAGAGGCATATCCGGAATTAAAATCCAATGAAAATTACAAGGAACTGATGAATGAGTTATCCATTACTGAAAATTTAATCGCCGAGTATAGGGAGAATTATAACAAGCAAATTAAAGAATACAATCGCTATGCTAGAAAATTCCCAACTAGATTATTTTTAAACATTTTAGGATATGAAATGCAGCAGTATCAGTACCTTGATTATGATGCTCCGGTAGATGCGCCTCAAAATTTATTTGGAGACTGATACTATGAAGAACAGAGGCTTTTATTTTGGAGATTTTGAAATTACTAAGCGTGAGATTTTAGCAAGCATATCAATAATCGCAGTGATGCTTCTCGTTGGATTTGTAATTTCTGGAAAAATTTCAAACTATATTCTGGATCGGAATGAAAAGTATAATAAAGCTATTAAAATCGAAAGCTCTGATCTGTTTGAATATGGGATGAGAACCAACGTCGGTTATGCGTTCGTTTATGGAGATTTGAAGGCTGTGGATACTGTTTCATATCCAGAAATTAACGGGGAGTATATGTATATAGAAAAAATAGAGGAACATTACAATATGCATACACGAACCGTTACTACAACCGATTCCAAAGGAAAGACACATACCAGAACAGAAACTTATTGGTCTTGGGATTATGCTGGTAGCGAAGAACAAAGATGTTCGGAAATTACATTTTTAGGACATGTCTTCTCCTCAAATAAGGTAGAGTTTCCAAGTACCGAATATATTGACACTATAAAAGAATCAAGTCATGTCCGACATAAGTATTACGGAGTTGGCACGGAATATACTGGAACCATATTTACCGAATTGCGAGATAAAACTATATCTGATAATTCTTCATTTTATGAAAACAGCACCATTGACGAAGCTGTTAATTATTTGGAAAGTGATTGGGCGTTATGGTTATTCTGGGTGATTTGGATAATTGTTATCGGACTGTGTGTATTTGGTTTTTACTATATCGATAATGAATGGCTTGAAAATTGAAAGGAGAATTTAGAAATGAAACAGAATATTATTGCAGTGGATTTTGACGGAACCTTATGCGAGAACAAATGGCCGGAGATCGGTATACCGAACGAAGAGCTTATCGAGTATCTGAAAAAAAGACAGGCTAACGGAGAAAAGCTGATCCTCTGGACGAATAGAGTTGGAGATCGGCTGGATGAAGCCGTTAAATGGTCAGCTGAGAAAGGGCTGATCTTTGACGCCGTAAATGATAATCTCCCGGAAATCGTCGAAGTATTCGGGACTAATTGCAGAAAGATATTTGCAAATGAGTACATAGATGACCGCAACCGCTCTATTGGTTCTTGCCGTGAGAAATCTAACCTGGAGCGTTGGGCTGAAAACGAGGTAGCTATTGCCTGCCGCCATGAGAAGCCAGACAGAAAAGACGGAGAATGGGATTATGGCTGCGCTTGCTATGAGAGTGCGTTGAAAGCCTTTGGCTCTTTGTGTGCGGACGGGCATTCTGGTTTCAGCATTGGTCTGACTAAGGCTATTCTGAATCGTCTCATCAGCAACAAGCCACTTCTTCCAATTGAGGATACCGACGAGGTATGGAGTGATATTTCTGATATGAGTGGTCTGAAAGGAGAAGAGCGTAACTATCAGTGCAAACGCATGTCTTCCTTATTTAAGTATGTGTATGCTGATGGAACAGTTAAGTACAGAGACGTGGATCGCTATCACGGCGTGAACATCAACTGTCCGGATGCTCAGTACCACAGCGGACTGATTGATACTGTTATGGATGAACTGTATCCGATCACTATGCCTTATATGCCGGCTGATAGAGCCTTTAAGATTTATACGGAGGATTTCCTTGTAGATCCAGCGAAAGGCGATTATGATACTGTAGGTATTCTGTACGTAATCACTCCGTCCATGGACAAGGTAGCAATTAACAGATATTTTAAAGAGGCTCCGAACGGCTTTGCTGAAATCGACGAAGCGGAGTACAAGGAGCGAAAGGAAGCTGCTAAAGCTCGGATGGAGGCAACCGATGGATCGAAATAGATTTATCCAGTGCATGAAAAGCAACATCGAGTTGTCGGATAAAGAGCGGCGGAGAATTATCAGAAGAAGTGTTGAGAGTCAGCCGTGGAAATTAAAGTGTACGATTGCCATGGAAGAGTTTGCGGAACTTACACAGGCAATCAGTAAACAGATTCGTGGGTATGATAATAGAATTGGACTTTTGGAAGAGATGGCGGATGCTTATATTTGCCTGGAATTCCTTAAGTCCATTTTTAATATTACACCAGAAGAGTTACAAAAAGCTATGGACGTTAAATTACAAAGAGAAAGGAATAAACAGAGATGAGTAAAGAGATTAAAATTGCCGGAAGTATTTCGTTTGGAGGAAAGCGCCTTAATGTATATGGAGATCTGGACGCTCCACTGTTCAAGGCAAAAGATATTAGTCATGCTATCGGCTACAGTAGCGGTAACGAGTGGAGAATGCTCGAAATGTGCGAAGAGGATGAGAAGCTGAAACTACCTTTAGTAGTAGCAGGTCAGAGACGTTCCGTCAACTTTGTGACTGAGAACGGTCTATACAATATCCTTGCTCAGAGTCGTATGGAAATTGCAAGATCCTGGAGACGAGTGGTTCATGATGAGCTTATCAACATGCGTAAAGAAAAAGGCAGAAACATCACCGAGCAGTTTGAAGAGTGGGACCATGCCATGGATAACATTTACTTCGATGAGGAAACAGGTCAGCTTATGCAGTCTGTTACCGTTCCTGGCGGAGATGTGATTCAGATTCCTTATGAGAAGGAAGAAGAGTAATTAAAAATGTGGGCTATGCAGAAACGTAGGAGCATAATAATCCAGATTGGTGGGAGTCTGGATATTCTGAAAGGAGAACGAAAAATGATTAAATTAGAACATGTAGTTCTGGCAAGTTCGGAACAGATGGAGTTTATTATTGAGGGTATGCGTAATCCAATGAATTCGTGGAATAAAACTGATAGTTTCAATGGGTGTGAAACATATAAAGGTATAAGCAAATGTTTAGATTGCGATGGAATTCGTGAGTGTGGAGCTGTCAACAAATATTTAATAGTTGGCGAAAACGATCACTCCCTCATGCAACGTTTATCCAATGCTGGTACAGATCATAGAAAATTTATGAGAATGTTGCCAGTGTACGTGAGGATCACAGCACCGTTATATTGGTGGAAAGAATTTGATACTTACAAAGTCGGAACTGTTGCCAACAGCTGTAGTACCATGCATAAAATCCAGGCTAAGGAATTTACAATGGATGATTTCAGTTGTGAGCATCTCGATATCCGCACCAAAGCATTACTGGAAGAAACAATAAAGGCATTAAACGATTATCGAAAATTATATATTGAATATAACGCAGATGATTTTGAGATTAAAGGGTGCCCGAGCAAGAAAGATATTTGGTGGCAGATGATTCAGCTTCTCCCGAGCAGCTATAATCAGACACGCAATGTCATGATGAATTATGAAGTTCTGGCAAATATTTATAAGAGCCGTCGAGGACATAAGCTGGATGAGTGGTGTGATTTCTGCAAGTGGATCGAGACACTGCCATATTCTGAGATTATTATGTCTTCATCCGGTTTAGATCTCAATTCAATTAACGCATTACAGGGAGCGGCTAGAAATAGTGGCAAGGGTTATATCTATAAAAGAAAAACGGAGGATTAAATTTATGCATTTTACAGTTATTCAGATTATTATCATGTTTCTTATCGCCTATGTGTGCTTTTACGCTTTAGTTGATCGCATTATGAAGTGTATTGAGCATTGTGCTACAGCCAAAGCATACGGACGGTTCAGAGAAGCCGGAGTGATGACAAAAATGGATGATGTAGCAGCTGGCATCGCAAAGTCAAAAGAGGAGAAAGACAATGTTGAGAAAGGATTTAATTAAGAACAAGATATACGGAATTATATTCATTGTACTTGGAGCGTTGACAATCCCGATTGAATGGGATGCAACGTTCTTTTTATTTACCTTGATGTTTGGCATTTTATTATTTGTATCAAGAGAAAATTGCATTATGAATTAAGGAGGCGGCTATATGAGCCGGGCTGAAAGGAGAAGGGCACAGAAGTGCGAGCAGAAATCTAAAACCGCTACATACAATCTGACAAGAGCTCAATTAGATGCCCTGGTTCGAGAAAAGATATCTGGTGAACTGGATAGAGTTAAGCAGGAGGCTACGAATGATGCTATCAATCAGGCGATGATTCTTCTGCTTACTCTGCCGCTTGAAGTGCTGATGGATCATTATTGGACAAAGACATATGCAAAGCGGATTCCGGAGTTTACAGAGCATGTTCTCGAATATTATGAAAAGTGGCAAAACGATGAGTTAGACATGGACAAGCTCAAAGAAGATCTTTGGATATATGGTGGCGTGCGATTAGAAGAAGCGGAGGGTAAGTAAATGGGATATTTATTTTTAGGAATTATCGTTCTGGCAGCTATTCTTATTTTCGGCGGATATGTAGTTATGTCTGTTATGAATGCTGCAATGTGGATGGACGATTCTATGAGATGGGGAGGTAGAGATGACAGCTAAGGACGATAGAAAAAACGCAGAGGGTTATAACGATCCGACAGCTTACAATGCGATCAAGAATGTGGAGCAGGAACAGGACAAGGACGATGTGAGGTTTCATCAGTTACTGAACACCATGTTTTCGCTTTGTGAATTGGCGGATTTCCATATCGAGGGACGAGTTGTATTGAAGGATAAAAGAACTGGAAAGGTTTGGAGGTAGGCGAGATGAAAATCTGTAAGGTAAGACCCGATTACTCGACCTGTTCTGCTTGTGTGGCTACTCAGGAAATGTTTGACGTGGTTGACGATTGCAGTAAATGTAAATTGAATACTGATACTTACGAATTATTGCAGGTCGGAACTGGATTTTGGAGCGGTGACTATGCGATGGTTCAAAAGGACGGCAAAATTACAAAAGTATCATTAAACCGCGTTTATGACGTAAAGGAGAGTTTATGATGACTATGGAAGAATTACAGAAAGCGTGTGAGACCTTGGCAGAGGCGTGGAACAAAGCTTTGGAGCCGATGGAGAAATTTGCTGAAGCTTTGAGTGATGCCTTTGGACGTATGTATGCTTCTGAGGAAGAGAATCGTAAAATTCACACCGGTCGGAAACTCAAATCTGTGAAGCGTGTTCCGGATGTTAAGATGTCTACGTACAATTATAAGCCTGCTATGAAGCGCAATTTACCCTATCAGAGACGAAATTTCTGACTGATTTCAGCTAATCTAGGTTAAAAATCTTTGTAGTAGCAGGTCAATTTTCTGCCCACTTTTAAGTTTTAGGATTTGACCGAAGCCCGGATATTTTTGACCAGAGCTGAAAAATCGGTGTCAATTTGGAGAAAAATTATGAATTTTGGTCATTTTTCTGGCCATTTGCCCGGTTTTGCCCACTTTCAAAAACCTGGATTTGACCAGTAAAAACCCAGTATTTATGCGGGTTTGCGGGCTTTCTGCCCACTTTCCCACTTTTAATACCAAACTATTATGATAGAAAGTTTAAAAATATATAGTAATAGGCGAATAAAAGTGGGTTTTTGACCAGAAGCAAGAAAGAGGTGATTTTATGACCGATGATAAGAAATTGGTCGAGGATTGGTTGTGTGAACATTTTCCGTATCACTTGCGAGTGAATAAAGATATTCCAAAGGGTGCATATGTGATGATGAAGAGTGAGGTACTCATGTCACAAGGATGGCTCTGGGTTGATAATCCACCGTACAGATCTTTTGAAGACGTGATGCTTGGATATACAATTCCGAGGGATTTTTATTCCGGTGCCGGAGGTCCGTATTTCGGATATCCATATGGTAGCTTGTATCTGATGGGAGGTTTGCCGTGAATGTAAAGCGTAAAGTAACATGGAAAGATATTTTCAATAATTTCAAATCTGTGTATCCGCGGTTATCAAAAGAAGCCCAGGATTATCGTCCGTATAACTACATGAGCATTATCGTATATTTAGCAGACGGAACCAAGGTGGTTTATGATGATATGGTAAAGCGAGCTAAGATGCTTGCAGCCTAGGATCTGGCTACAGAATCCGCTTTCCATTTTGTGTGCTTCATGCTATACTATAAGAGCCACACAATCTAATAATGAAATCGCGTTCGAGGGAATAACTTTGGTAAAAAATGTATTCTCTTTTACTCGTACCCTTGAACGGCGAAGAGATTGTGTGGCAACAATAAGAGATGCGCTTTTTCGGTGCGTCTCTCAAATTGGGGCGCACTTTTTATTTGCCTTAAATTCCTACTTGAGTATGGAAAGGGTGATTATATGGGAACGAAATCAAATAAAAACATTTCGGGTGTCATAGGAGCAATCGGAGCTGTTGGTGGTTTGATTACTGCGGTTACACCTTTGGTTGAAAAAGCAATAGATAATGCTCAGAATAAGCCGACTGAGAAAATAGATACGAAAGTTATTATTCCAGAATTATATCGTAAGGGGTTTCCGATAGATTTGGAACAGGCAGAAGAATTACTGACGGAACGTGGCTTGAAAGTTTCAAAGAGTAAGCTTCGTATGAAAGAAGCTGATCCAAAGTATCGCGATTACGAGGATACTCAAGTTATAGACTCGAACCCAAAGCAAGGTGTGAAAGTGAAAATCGGCACAACGGTTTGCCTGAGATACATAACTGCTGAAGTTATCGAGGAGAGCCAAAAGATATTTGACGATAGTGTTCGTATTAAGCAGGAGGCTAAAGAACAGAAGGCCGCTGAGAAACAGGAAAAGAAGGAACGTTTAAAAGAAAGTGTTTCTGAAACCATGGATTCTGCAAAAAGCGGTTTAGAAAAGATATTTAAGAAAGATCGAAAAGCTATAGAGGCTGAGAAAGGAGAAAAATAGATGAGTAAAGGCGGAAAGAAAAAGCGTAGCACAGCAGGGTTAATCCTGGATGTCGTTTTGACATTGTGTACCGGTGGATTATGGTTGATTTGGATACTGATCCGATATTTAAGAAACAACAGCTGACAACTACATATTTGGACAGAGATGCTTAATCGTGTCTCTGTCTTTTTTTATGCTCTTTTTTGCGCGCGAAAAAAACATGCCCTTTTATGAAGAGAGAGGATAAATAGGCATTTTTATTAAATACCACATCCTCTTTTGAGTTTTTAGAAAATTGAAAGGAGGCTCCATTATGTTGGAAAATAAGTTCCAGGCAAATTTGATCAAGGAACTGAAAGAAAGATTTCCGGGTTGTATCGTGATGAAAAACGACCCGACCTATATTCAGGGAATTCCAGATCTGCTGGTTTTACACAAAGACAAATGGGCTTCCTTAGAATGTAAAAAAAGTGCTGGCGCAAAGAAGCAGCCGAATCAGGAATATTATGTGGACCGTATGAATCAGATGTCATTTTCGAGGTTTATATGTCCAGAGAATAAAGAGGAGGTACTGGATGAACTTCAACAATCATTCGAACCTTGAAGGACAACACGCCTTTCTTGGTGCCAGTAAATATCACTGGATAAATTATGGTGAGGATAAAGTTGCGGAAGCGTATCGGAATTTCCTTGCCACACAAAAAGGAACTGTATTACATGCATTTGCGGCGCAGTGCATTATGCTCAATCAGAAATTACCAAAATCGAAGCAGACATTAAATATGTATGTGAACGATGCCATTGGCTTTAAGATGACGCCGGAGCAGATCCTTTACTATTCCGATAATTGTTTTGGCACAGCCGATGCAATTTTGTTTCGGAATAATTTCTTAAGAATTCACGATTTGAAGACCGGAAAGATTCCGGCACACATGGAGCAGCTTGAAATATATGCGGCTCTTTTTTGTTTGGAATATAAAGTGAAGCCAGGGGATATCGAAATGGAATTGCGGATTTATCAGAACAATGAAATTCTGTACCATAATCCAACGGCTGAGGATATTGTTCCAATCATGGACAGAATCATTACTTTTGATAAGGTGATTACAAGAATCAGAGAACAGGAGGGGTAAGCTATGAATTCCATTGTGGAAGATATTTTAATGCATTATGGTATGCCACGGCGTTCTGGGCGTTACCCTTATGGTTCTGGAGAGAACCCATATCAGCATAGTGGAGATTTTCTTAGCCGTGTTCAGGAATTAAAAAAATCCGGAATGAGCGAAACAGACATTGCTAAGAATATGGGTTTGACTACCACACAGCTTCGTACTCAGATGAGCCTCGCTAAAGATGAACGTCGTGCTCTTCAGGTAGCAACAGCAAAGGGTCTTCGTGAAAAAGGTTACAGTTTAAATGAAATTGCCGATAAGATGGGATTTGCTAATGACTCGTCTGTCCGCTCTTTATTGAACGAAACTTCGGAAAACAGAATGAACCAGGCTAAGGCCACTGCGGATGTTCTGCGAAAACTCATTGAAGAAAAGGGAATGATCGATGTCGGAACCGGCGTTGAAAGAGAACTTGGCGTGTCAAAAGAAAAACTAAACCAGGCTCTTTATATGCTGGAATTGGAAGGTTATCCGATTTATGGCGGCGGCGTTCCACAGGTTACCAATCCTGGAAAGCAGACCAATATCAAGGTCATTTGTCCACCGGGAACCGAGCACAAAGATATTTATGACTTCGAGAATGTCCATTCTGTAAGAGACTACATCTCCTATGACAATGGGGAGTCTTTCAGAAAATCTTTTGAGTATCCGGCCAGCATGGATTCAAAGCGCTTGCAGATCCGCTATGCCGATCAAGGTGGCGTTGATAAGGATGGTGTAATTGAACTCCGTAGAGGCGTGAAAGACCTGTCTTTAGGCGATTCTCATTATGCACAGGTCCGTATTATGGTTGATGGAACTCACTACCTTAAAGGTATGGCTGTTTACTCTGATAATATGCCGGATGGCGTTGATGTGATTTTCAACACTAATAAAAAGTCTGGCACTCCGACAAAAGATGTTCTTAAGAAGATTAAGGATGATCCGGATAATCCGTTTGGTTCCTTGATTAAAGAGCATGGTGGTCAGAGCTACTACGATGATCCAAAGGGTAAGTATACAGATCCTGTAACTGGAAAGAAACAGTCCCTTTCTCTTATCAATAAGAGAGCAGAAGAGGGTGATTGGGGAGAATGGAGTAAGACACTTCCGTCACAGTTTCTTTCTAAACAAAGTTTGACGCTTATCAAAAAACAGTTAGGTTTGGCTAAAGCCGATAAGCAGGCGGAATATGATGAAATCTGTTCGCTGACAAATCCTACCGTTAAGAAGGCTCTGTTGAAATCATTTGCTGATGATTGTGATGCGGCCGCCGTACATTTACAGGCAGCGGCGTTACCTCGACAGAAGTATCAAGTAATTCTCCCATTAACGACAATCAAAGATAATGAGGTGTATGCTCCAAACTACAAAGATGGAGAAACGGTTGCTTTAATCCGTTACCCACATGGCGGAACTTTTGAGATTCCTATTCTGAAAGTCAACAATAAACTGGCTGAAGGAAAGAGCGTTCTCGGAAACACACCGGCGGATGCAATCGGTATCAATAAGAAGAATGCAGACCGTTTATCTGGAGCAGACTTTGACGGTGATACCGTAATGGTAATTCCTTGTAACTCCACAAAGAGTAAGGTAAAGATTACTTCCACTTCTCCATTAAAAGGTTTGGAAGGTTTCGACACCAAGGATGCTTATGGTGGAACTGTTAAGAAAGATGCTGATGGCGTAGACCATTATTATCGTAATGGTAAAGAATATAAGATTATGAGAAATACTCAGACAGAAATGGGTAAAGTATCGAATCTGATTACTGACATGACTTTGAAGGGAGCCACACAGGATGAATTAGCGAGAGCGGTTCGTCACAGCATGGTTGTAATCGATGCCGAGAAACACAAACTGGATTATAAGCAGAGCGAAATTGATAATGGTATCGCTTCTCTTAAGAAGAAGTATCAAGGTCGTGTCGATCCAGAAGGAAATTACCATGAAGGAGCGTCTACTCTTATCTCACAGGCAAAATCTGAAACTCAGGTTCTTAAGAGGAAGGGTTCTCCGACAATCAATGAGGATGGATCTTTATCATACAAATCTGTTAAAGAAGAGTACGTCGATAAGAATGGAAAACTTCAATTCCGAATGCAGAAGAGTACGAAGATGGCTGAAACAAAAGACGCCCGTACACTTTCTTCAGGTACCCCCCAGGAAGAAGCTTATGCCGACTATGCAAATTCTATGAAGTCTTTAGCTAACCAGGCTCGTAGGGAGATGATGAGTACAGGCAAAATTGCTTACTCTGCTTCTGCTAAGGCAACGTATTCTGAAGAAGTAAAGTCTTTAAATGCTAAGCTTGATTTAGCTTTAGCGAATGCTCCTAGAGAGAGACAGGCTCAGACAATGGCAAATGCTACTGTTGCGGCTAAGAGAAAAGACAATCCGGATATGACGAAAGCCGAAGTTAAGAAGGCTAGTCAGCAGGCTCTGGCACAGGCAAGAAGTTCTGTAGGAGCTAAGAGATCTAACATCGAAATTACGGATAAAGAATGGGAAGCCATCCAGGCCGGAGCAATTTCTGAGAATAAGCTTACGCAAATTCTGAATAACACGAATACCGATACTATTCGTCAGAGAGCGACTCCTCGTGCAAGCACTGCTCTGAGTACAGCTAAACAGAATCGTATCGCTGCACTTAGCGCATCTGGCTACAGCACTTCAGAGATTGCGGAAGCTCTTGGGGTTTCTTCTTCAACAGTTTCTAAGTATTTGAATGGAAAGGAGTGAACTAAGTAAGATGAGATTTGCGCTTACAACTTTTGATAATCCTTATGATCCGTTTGAACAGTTCACTCAATGGTTCATGTTCGATGAAGAAAAAGGTTATCACACAACTGCTTACCTTGGCCGAATCGCTCGAACATCGGATCAGTTATCGGATGAAGAGAACAACAAGGAAGTAGAGCGAGCTATTGATGAGATAATCCGTTATGATTTCCAGAACATCTATCGAAAGGTTACAAGTAAATCAGAAACAAATGAACATAAAGAAAAAGCTTCTTAAAAATGATTTCATCGGCATATTAAAAGCCGAAACCGCCAGTACATGATTAAAAGGGGTATAGGGGGGTGTCTAAAAAACATACCCCCACCCATATCGCGGCGGTCTTTAAAATTTCCCCGGAGGGCATTTTTAGGGAGCCTTTTCAGCTGTTCCAGTGTTTACAAGGGTCTATAACTCATGATATTTGACAACGGTTTCTGTGGGATCGGCTCAAAGTTAGTTCTCCTTTCGTTGAGTAGCATTGTCATGATTTGTAGGTCCTTTTAAATACTGGAAAAGTATGTGAGAACTATCACAGAAATAACGAACAACTAAATGGAAGGAGGCATCAACTTTGAGGAAAGCAAAGCAATCCGAGTCTTCTAGGATGATGCGTCCAGCATTAACGCCAGAAGCGAGAGAAAATCAGCTTGTTTCATTGGCGGTTGACTTGGCTGAAAAGCAGTTACGAGAGGGAACAGCTTCGTCACAGGTGATTACTCACTATTTGAAGCTCGGTTCGACGAAAGAAAGAATCGAAAAAGAGATTTTGGAAAAACAGAAGGAACTGATAGAGGCGAAGACACAGAATCTGAAATCTATTGAAAATTCTGAGAAGCTGTATGCGGATGCATTAAAAGCATTTCGTGGTTATAGCGGTCATGGAGATGAGGTGGATGATGCTTAGATGCTATTCAGAACTCTTGCGGATTCCAACCTTTAAGGAACGATACGAGTATCTTCGTTTGGATGGAGTAGTAGGCGAAGAGACTTTCGGATTTGATAGATACCTTAATCAGATATTTTACAATTCTCAAGAATGGAAGGACATTCGGAGAAAAATTATTATTCGTGATAATGGATGTGATCTTGGATTGGATGGTTACGAGATTCGTGGAAAGATTCTTATTCATCATATGAATCCAATAAGGCAGCAGGACATACTGTTGCGGACTGATTTGGTTCTGAATCCAGAGTATCTAATTGCAACAACTTTATCGACCCACAATGCTATACATTATGGAGATGAGAAACTACTTTTAACAGTTCCAAATGAACGACGAAAAAATGATACATGCCCATGGAGGCATTAGGAGGAAAATTATGGAAGGAAACAAGAAGCCACTTATGGGTGTTGTGGTAAATTGTATGAATTTAAACATTCGCAAAGACCCGACGCAGGCATCCAGATCATTAGGAATCATCGGCTCGGATACAGTTGTGAAAGTATGCGACGATGAGTCTGTTTCTGGTTTTTATAAAGTAAAGACTGGGGACGGTATCAGCGGGTATTGTATGAGTGAGTTTATAAAACTCTGTTAGATGGAGGTGCGATCATGAATATTACAGATAGTGTACTGACATCAATCAAGAAATTACTCGGTATCGCAGAGGAGTATGAACATTTCGATGCAGATTTGATCATGCACATCAATTCTGTGTTCTCAATTCTTACACAGCTTGGTGTCGGTCCATCCAAAGGTTTCATGATCGAAGATAAGAATGCAACGTGGAAAGATTTCATTTCTGATGAATCCAAATACATGCTTGTCAAATCTTATATGCATTTGAAGGTCAAACTTCTTTTCGATCCGCCGCTTAGTTCGGCAGTGCTGGAGTGTTATAAAACACAAATCAGCGAGTACGAATGGCGTTTAAATGTTGCTGCGGAAAACGATGATACCGATCTGGATGAGCCTGAGCATTATTCCGGATCATACGAAGTTACACCAAAGGCGCATCAGACTCAGACTTTGGATACGTCTGGAAAAGTGCTTAGTGAAGACCTCGTGATTCATGAAGTTCCGTATTACCAAACATCGAATGACAGTGGAGGTGTTACCAGTTACATCGCAAAGGAGGGGGATTCAAAATGAATAACACCTATTTAGCACACCATGGAATTCTTGGAATGAAATGGGGAGTTCGAAGATCAGAAGCACAGCTTGCAAGAGCCAGAGGACATTCTTCCAAATCTTCAGATGATAAGAATGAGGTATCAGCACGTAAAGCGGCTGTTAAGAATCGGCGAACAATGTCTGATGCCGATCTGAAGAAAAAGATTGAGAGACTTAAATTAGAACGTGAGTTTAAGAATCTTACAGAAGACGACATCGCACCTGGTAGAAAGTATGTGTCAGAAATTCTTTCTGCATCCGGAAAGAAAGCGTTGACTGTGGCTGCGGCTGGAGCAATGACCTATGCTGTCAAGACTGCAATGACAAAAGAATTCAATCTTAAAGAGGCTGCACAGTACATCGCTGCAAACCCGAATAAGAAGAAGTAGGAGAAGAAAATAATGGCGTTATCGAACACTGCCGTCCCGAAATACTACGGCATGTTTCGTGATGCCGTAATTCGTGGCGAAATTCCGGTATGCCGAGAAATCGAGATGGAGATGAACCGAATCGATGATCTCATTGCGAATCCGGGAATTTATTACGATGATCAAGCAGTAGAGGGCTTTATCAGCTATTGCGAGAATGAGCTTACTTTAACTGACGGTTCAGATTTGAAACTACTTGATACATTCAAAGTTTGGGCTGAACAGATTTTCGGTTGGTACTATTTTGTTGAGCGAAGTGTATACGAACCTTATGATGATGGCCATGGCGGACATTATGTCACCAAGTCTATCCGAAAAAGATTAGTTAATAAGCAATATCTCATAGTGGCCAGAGGTGCTGCAAAGTCAATGTATGGTTCATGCTTGCAGAATTTCTTCTTAAATGTTGATGTCACAACGACACATCAGATAACCACAGCCCCGACGATGAAGCAGGCAGAAGAGGTGTTGTCCCCGATTCGAACCGCTATTACCAGATCAAGAGGACCTTTCTATAAGTTCCTTACAGAAGGATCGTTGCAGAACACGACTGGATCAAAGGCGAATAGAATGAAATTGGCATCCACTAAGAAAGGAATTGAAAACTTCCTTACTGGATCGCTTCTTGAAATTCGTCCAATGAGAATCGACAAACTTCAGGGACTTCAGCTTAAAGTTGCGACGGTTGATGAGTGGCTTTCTGGTGATATTCGAGAAGATGTAATCGGAGCAATCGAACAGGGTGCATCGAAGGTCAACGACTACCTTATCGTTGCGATCAGTTCAGAGGGTACTGTCCGTAACGGTGCTGGTGATACAATCAAAATGGAATTGATGGACATTCTAAAAGGGGATTATATCAATCCGCACGTATCGATCTGGTGGTATAAGCTGGATTCTATTGATGAGGTTGCCGATCCGGATAAATGGTTGAAAGCAAATCCGAACCTTGGAAAGACTGTTTCTTATGAAACCTATCAGCTGGACGTTGAGAGAGCAGAAAAGGCTCCGGCAGCTCGAAACGATATTTTGGCTAAGCGCTTCGGACTTCCTATGGAGGGATACACATATTACTTTACATATGAAGAAACTCTTCCACATCGCCATAGAGATTATTGGCAGATGCCATGTTCTTTGGGAGCCGATCTATCACAAGGCGACGATTTCTGTGCATTCACATTTTTATTTCCATTGTCAAATGGATCGTTCGGTGTCAAAACCAGAAACTACATTTCATCATCGACTCTTATGAAACTCCCAGCAGCAATGAGGATTAAATACGATCAGTTTATGAAAGAGGGGAGTCTTATTGTGTTGGAAGGAACGGTTCTTGACATGATGGAAGTATATGAGGATTTGGATAATCACATTATTGAATGCGGTTATGATGTACGATGCTTTGGTTATGACCCATACAACGCAAAGGAATTTGTTGAACGTTGGGCGAGCGAAAATGGACCATTCGGAATAGAAAAAGTTATCCAGGGAGCAAAGACAGAATCTGTTCCACTTGGCGAATTGAAGAAACTTTCAGAAGAGCGAATGATCCTGTTTGATGAGGATTTGATGACATTCGCTATGGGAAACTGTATTACGTTGGAAGATACCAATGGAAACCGTAAATTGCTGAAAAAGCGGTATGAGCAAAAAATCGATGCCGTTGCAGCAATGATGGATGCATACATCGCATTCAAGGCGAATCGGGAAGCATTCGAGTAGGGGGTGTATAAAGATGCCAGTCGCAAAGTTAATTGACAGCTCTTCTATATTACGACCCTACACCATCGGAAAAGTAGCTCGTATCGAATCAAGTGGTAATTTGATGCATTATGGAATAAAAGGTATGAAATGGGGAGTTCGAAGAACGAAAGAACAATTAGCTCATGATAGAAGCTCTATCCAGGCAAGAATGAATAGCCAGTTGCGAACACCTGTAAAAGCTTCAAATGGAATACTGGTTACACGTTTTTCAGATCATGCCCTTGACAGAACACAAACCGAATCAAGGCCGGTAACTGTTGAAGGAATTTTGGATGCATTGAAAAATCCGTTGAATCATGGTAGCATTAAAACAAAAACTGATAATCTTGGGCGACCAAGTCAGCAGTTTATAGGGAAATCTGCGACAGTAGCAGTGAATCCCGAAAATGGAACTATAACAACTACTTGGTGTACAGGAAGTAGGACAAAACGTAAATATTTAAAGAAAGGGTGAGCATATGTTCAGTGATGAAGAAATGGCCCTTATGCGGTCACTTGGATTGGACTGTGATTTTAATAGTTTATCCGAAGACGATGATCGTTGGGCAGACATAGAAGAAAAGGTTGGGGATTTCCTGACATTGAAATGTTTGGACGAGCATTACAATCCTGATAATAACGGAATCATATGTGAATCCATACTAAACAAAATACCGGTGTAAAAGTACTGAGGACCTCTTAAGAAAAGGGGTCTTTTTTTGTGCCCATTTTTAGGAGGTGAGAATTCAAAATGGATTTATCATTAAGTTTCAGGTTTAAAAATGCCTGGAATGCCTTTCGCAATAGAGCCCCTACCATGATGTCCCAGAATATCGGTTCGGGTTATTCATATCGTCCTGATCGTTTTCGACTTACCAGAGGGAACGAAAGATCGATAGTTACATCCGTATATAATAGAATTGCTTTAGACGTAGCCGCCATCAACATTCAGCATGTTCAGTTGGATGATGAAGGGCGGTTTTTAAATGTTATAAAAAGCGGTTTAAACGAATGTTTGTCGTTGGAAGCCAATCTTGATCAGACTGGTAGGGCATTTATCCAAGATGTTGTTATGTCCATGATGGATGAAGGCTGTGTGGCAATCGTTCCAGTGGATACCGATGATGATCCAGACGATACAAAGGGATATCAAATCCTTTCAATGCGAGTTGGTCGTATTCGAGATTGGTACCCTCGTCATGTACGTGTTGAAGTGTATAACGAAAATACTGGACGAAAGCAGGAAATCATTGTTCCGAAGGATACAGTTGCTATCGTAGAAAATCCATTGTATGCGGTTATCAATGAGCCAAACTCAACGATGCAAAGACTTATTCGAAAATTGAATTTGTTGGATGCGGTTGATGAACAGAGTAGTTCTGGAAAGTTGGATTTGATTATTCAGCTTCCATACGTAATTAAATCAGAGGCAAGACGTCAGCAGGCAGAGCAGCGGCGTAAAGATATTGAGCGACAGTTGTCCGGTTCTAAGTATGGTATTGCCTATACCGATGGAACCGAAAAAATTACGCAGTTGAATCGTTCTTTGGAAAATAATCTAATGAAGCAGATTGAATACTTAACGAGTATGCTTTACAGCCAGTTAGGAATCACTCAGAGCATCTTGGATGGTACCGCAGACGAGAAGACTATGCTGAATTATTACAATCGGACAATCGAACCCATTATTTCTGCAATCGTAGATGAAATGAAACGAAAATTCTTGACAAAGACTGCTAGATCTCAGAACAAGTCAATCATGTTTTTCAGAGATCCATTCAAGCTTGTGCCGGTGGCCGATCTTGCTGAAATTTCTGATAAATTTACCAGAAATGAAATTGCTACATCAAATGAAATTAGACAGGTAATCGGTTGGAAGCCATCTGCTGATCCTAAAGCTGATGAATTGAGAAATAGCAATTTAAGTGAGCCTAATGTCAGTGGAGGTTCTGCGACAGATATGACAAACGGAAATGAAACGGAACCTAGTGATACCAGTGATTACGACGCACTGGTTAATGAAGTTCTTGACAGCATTTCTGCACAGATCGATGACATCATCAGCAATTATACGTCTGGGGATGGCGGGGAGGGAGATGATTCTTAATGGATGAACCTAAAGTAGCGGTTCTTAGACATTATGCATCGCCCTACTACGATCCTCAGAAAGCGCATGAATACTATATGCGTACCAGGGAGTTGAAGGGGCGTTCTACCACTTCACTGAATGACGAGGGAAAGAAGATTTGGTCTTATACAAAAAATAACATCAAATCTGAAAAGGCCGCAAAAGTCAAAGAGGAACAGGAAAAGCGAGATCAGAAGATTACAGAACTTCGTGAAAAAGCAGAAGCTACGAAGGAACAGATATCTTCTCGCTTGAAAGAACTGAATGAGGCTTTAACCCAAAATGCTTCCGATAAGAGGAAAAGTATCGATACCGATAAAGACTCTGATTTGGAAGAAATTGAAAAGGAATCGTCTAGCGAGAAGGAACGAATCGATAATAAAAAGGATGCTGAAATCGAGCGTTTGATGGCGATAGAAATTCCATCGGGATTATCCAAGGCTGAGCGATCTAAGCGAGTCGCTGAAAGGACCGCAAAGATTGCGAAACTTAGAAACGATGCCAAATCGGATAAAGCCAAAATCAGTAGCGATGCCAAAACGGATAAGGCCAGTATCCGAACAGATGCGACAAACAAGAAAGTGAAAGTATCATCCGATACCAAAGAAGAAAAAACCGAGAACAAGGCTAATGCTAAAAGCGAAAGAGCAAAAGTTAGCTCCGAACTTAAAGCAGCGGTTAAGTCTGTTAGAGAAGCTTACAAAGCGGCAAAAGCTGACCTTGACTCCTCATATGAACAAACGTATCAGGACGAATTCGATAAGATTCAGTCAGAGTATAAGAAAGTCAAGAAATCAAAGAAAAAGTCTTCCAGTTCATCAAAGAAGACATCGCATCCGTTATCATACTATATCAGAAAATAAAGGAGGAAAATCAAAATGAAGTATGACTTTGGTGGCTGGGCCACTAGAAATGATCTTCAGTGTGCCGATGGAAGAGTTATTAAAAAAGACGCTTTCAAAGGACAGAACGGGCAGACTGTCCCGTTAGTATGGATGCATAATCATGCCGATCCGGCTAATGTACTTGGATTAGCTCATCTCGAAAATAGAGATGAAGGAGTTTATGCATTCTGCGAATTTAATGATACAGAATCGGGAAAGACTGCGCGGGAACTTGTAAAACATGGCGATGTGCAGTCTCTTTCTATCTTTGCCAACCAGCTTAAACAGGCTGGACACGATGTTGTTCATGGCATTATTAGAGAGGTGAGTCTGGTGTTAGCCGGTGCCAATCCTGGTGCATTTATTGATGATGTGGTGATGCATGGCGATGGAGAAACCGGCATTGTCCTTGGCTATAATGAAATGATCATGGGGCAGTTGGAGCATTCCGCAGATGAGCCGGATAAAAAGAAGAAAGAAGAAAAAGACGAGCCAAATGATGAATCAGGTAATGTAGAGAAAAAAGACGATAAGGTCGAGACTATCGAAGACATTTTTAAATCCATGAACGAGAAACAGCAGACCGCCGTTTTTGCCATGATGGCTGAATTCGTAGACAAAGAAAACCCTAAAAAAGAAGATGATGAATCTAAAGGAGGAGATGACAATATGAAACACAACGTTTTTGACACTGACAAGCGCGACGATAAGAGCTTTCTGTCTCATGCAGCACAGAAAGAAATTCTGGACTTAGCTAAGTCCAGCGGAGTTGGATCTTTAAAAGCTGCTATGGAAATCTACATGGATGAACATAGCTTACAGCATGACGGGATTAGCGGCTTTGTACAGTCCGGCACGGGCGACGTTACGACGCTGTTTCCGGAATATGTTGAAGCACATCCGGGGCGTACACCTGAACTCATTACAAATGATATGGGATGGGTTGACGCTATTATGGCGAAGACACAGAAAATTCCGAATGGTCGCGTTCGTACTTCCCATGTAGATATTCGGAACATTGATTCCCTGTCTGCAAAGGGATATAAAAAGGGTAACGAGAAGAAGATTACCGGAAACTATGAGTTGGTAAGACGTACCACCGATCCGCAGACCGTGTATGTTACTTCCGAGCTTCATCGTGATGATGTGGTAGATATCGAGGACTTTGATTATGTACAGTTCCAGTATGGAATCGATCAGATTTCTCTGAAGGAAACCTTGGCCGTTGCGACTATGATCGGCGATAGCCGGGAGAACAGTGATCCGGAGAAGATTTTCCCTGAGCACATTCGTCCTGTCTGGACCGACGATGAACTGTACACCATTCATAAGGATATCGATTTTGATGCAATGGCTAAAGAACTTCAGGGCAACAACACTGGAGATTATTTCGGAGAGAGTTTCATTTATGCAGAGGCCATGATCACAGCGCTGCGTAAGGCTCGTAAGAATTTCCGTGGTACTGGTAAACCTGATCTGTTTATCACAACAGATATGCATAATACCATGATTCTTGCAAGAGATCGTAACGGTCGTCGTATCTATGAGACTGACACCGAGCTTGCGGCAGCACTTGGTGTTGATAAGATCTATGAAGTTACTCAGTTTGAGGACAAGATTCGTACCGACTCTACTGGTAAAAAGCATAAGCTTCACGCCATTTGTGTAAATATGGCTGATTATGGATATGGCGCATCCAAAGGCGGTGATGTAACTCATTTCACTGATTTCGATATTAAGTTTAACCAGCTTCAGTCCTTACTGGAGACTCGTAAGTCTGGTCAGCTTACCAGAATTAAATCTGCTATCGTTATCGAGGAGATCGTTACGGCTTCCGAGGATCATACAGCCTAAGTCTTAGAGGAGAAAATTCAAAATGAGTAAATTCTACGGGGCAATCGGTTATGCCGTAACAGAAGAGATTCGACCTGGTGTCTGGGGGGAGACGATTACAGTTCGTGATTACTACGGAGATGTTATTCGGAATACTCGACAGTATCAGAGTTCGGACAATCTCAATGACAATCTCAACGTGTCGAATGAGTTTAGCATCGTAGCCGATCCGTTTGCTTATGCGAATTTTCATTCGATGAGATTTATCGAGTATATGGGGGCTAAATGGAAAATTTCAAATGTTGAAGTTCAGTATCCCCGTTTAATATTGACTGTTGGAGGTGTTTATAATGAGCAGACGACTGAAACTGCATAATATTTTATGTACCATTCTCTCGTGTCCGAACAAAGGATTAGAGTGTCGTGCTTATTTTCAACCACCGTCATCGGTAAAAATGAAATACCCCGCCATCGTTTACGCTCTCGACGATATCGAGAATACGTTTGCGAATAACGGGGTTTATTTGTCTGCGAGAAAGTATTCGGTAACAGTCATTGACAGTGATCCGGATAGTTCTCTCGTTGGCAAGGTGGCATCTATGCCGACAAGCCGATTCAATCGGCATTACACGAAAGACAACTTAAATCACGATGTCTTTGAAATATTCTTTTAAGGAGGAACAACCAAATGAGTACAACAAAAAAGAAAATCAGATGGGACCAGATTGGCGAGCGAAAGTTTGAGACTGGTGTTAGCAACGGTGTCCTTTATCCTGGCGACGGCTCTGGTGGTTACAAGAGCGGAGTAGCTTGGAATGGGCTGACCAATGTTCAGGAAAGTCCTTCCGGAGCAGAACCAAATCCTATCTATGCTGATAACATTAAGTATCTCAACTTAATGTCTGCTGAGGAATATGCTGCAACGATTGAAGCTTATATGGCGCCGGATGAATTTGCAGAGTGCGATGGTTCAAAGGAAATTGCGCCTGGCGTATATGCGGGTCAGCAGAATCGAAAAGAATTTGGCTTCGCATATAAGTCTCTTATCGGTAATGACACTGAGGGCACAGATTACGGATATAATTTATATCTTGTATACAGATGTCTTGCGTCCCCGTCCGATAAGGATCATTCATCTGTTAATGAAAGTGTAGATCCTGGAACATTATCATGGGAGG